TGAGTAGTCAGAGAAAAGCAACAAGCTTTCGTTAAACGGTACAGCGTGTCTTAGAATCGACACTTGGTTGTTTGAAACCGCCACATCAATAGGCGCACTATCAACCAGAGTAAGTACAGTTTTACTAAAGAAGTTAAAGTATTCACCAGCCTCACTAAAGATTACATTCTCATCAGCCAGTAAACCTAATCTGTTCCTGTGAAAGAACACATCGTTAATTTTATTACCTAAGAATGAAGGGAATGGGTTAGTTAGGTCATCACCTACTTTACGTTCTTCGTAAGTTTCTTTATCAAAAGTATAAGAAGTACCATCATAGATGAGAGTGTGCGGCATAGTTGACGCATCTAAAGCAATATCAATATTAGGTTTAGCTGTTTCTTTCCACACTCCTAAACCATTAGCAACATTACGTGTAAACTTTACATAGTAATCGTCTTGACCTTTTTGATTATCACCTGAAACAGCAATAACAAAGTTAAGGGGTGCTTCTGCTGGTAACTTCTTAAAGTCAGGTGTTTCACCCTTAAAGCCTCGTAGTTGTTCACCACCTCTACTATCTGTTACTTCGATAGTAAAGTCATCATTAGCTGTATTACCTTGGATGTGAACTACGTTACCATAAGTAGTAAACGTCAAACCTGAAATAGAAGAACCTGCTGTAGAACCGTAGTAAGCAGTCTCAGTTGTAGTATCAAACCTTAGGTTTCTAGCAATTCTATCTGTTTGAATAGACTTCTCTGCGGTCTGTACGTCTGCATCAGAAGTATGCGTTGCCGCCATTGTAGTAATAGCACGAGTATACGTTGTACCACCCTTAGTAATCTTAACAGTGTAGGTTGTACTGTAGTCTGATTTAGCTACAAAGTATAGAGCTTCGGGATTACGTGCGTTAGATTTAGTAGAATCTTTAGCAACTACTTTAGTTTTGTTTACTAAGAATGTATAGTCAGCTACAGTAGTAGCAGTAAGCTCTTCTGCTGGATTAGTTAATCCTGATAAGTAAGAACTTGCATTGTTAGTTATTGATTTAGTAGTACCAGAACTGTCACATATATTCATAGTGCCATCTTTTTCGATGACCATAAAGTGTAGAGTGTTGTCAGAATTTCTGATAGGATGTACAAAAGCTTTAGCCATGTCAAGCTCTTCTTGTGCTGACAAGCCTGTAATAAAGAAATCTTTATGTTCTGTAGGTGGTCTTTTAATCAAACCATCTACTACGCTAGACAATCCATTCTGCTGTTCTTCACCCTGTGTTTGTAGTCTGACGGACGGTGGTTGTTCTGATACACCGTTAATGAGATTGGGAATGGATGTACTAACGAGTGCCATTATTCTATAGTCCTTGTGCTTCCGATACGGTCAATAATATTGTATGTATCAAAGTTGTTAAAGATGTTGAAATCTTGGGCTTCAGCTTCCATATCACGTAGCTCTAGCAACGCTCTATTTTCATCTGACTCTGTAAAACCATGTAGTGTGGCAGACCCAACAACACGGTCTAGGAACATACGAGATGCTCTAAGTGTGATGTAACGCTTTGCTACTTCAGGTAGGTCTACAAACTCTAGCATTACTACGGTGTCTAGATAGACAGCACTAGTAATAGTGTAGGTGTTCTTCTTCCTGTCGTACATCTTACTGCCACGTTGTACAAGGTCTTTATTATTAGTTTTATTAGTAGTGTCTGCCCTGAGAATATTAGTAGGCAGTGTGATATTATTATTTGAATCAGGGTTAAATGTTACATCTAACTCTCTATTAAAGTTAAACCCCTGTCCTTGTACTTCACGACTTACAGATTCTAGTATTGTTTCAGCGATATCAGCTTCAACCAAACCTGAGTTAAGTTTAGTAACAGGAGCTTCACCGATTGCTGACAGCATAGTATTAATAGCTTCAAGCTTTGTTGCTGGACTTGGCATTGTTTTCTCCTACTACCACTTAACTTTATGTGACCAGTACTTGGCACTAAGTTTAGAAGTTGGTTTACCTTGAGCATTATGTCTTGCATAGTAAGACTTTTTACGAGCTTTATCTTTTTTTGATGTAGGGTTTTTACCTGCACCCTTAACTCCCTGCTGACCAAACCTAATTAGCTTGATTGTCTTACCTTCTTTAGCTAACACAGCGTGGGACTTTTTAGGATGCTTTGGAGTTCGTTTAGGTTTGTTGTAACCTGCAAAGGTTTCCCCACGATATGTAATAGCCATGTTACACCTTCTTCATATATTTATTTTTTTTGATAGGCATCCCTGTTTTCTTAGCTTCTGCTTTAGCTTGGGCTACGCCTTTTTTAGTATACTTAAATGTTTTTGTACCTACGTTTGGCATTACTACGTCCTATATGTTGCAGTTTTCTTTGCAATCTTTAGAGGTTGACGGACAAACTGGTTACCCTTACGTGTACCTTCACGCTTGGCTTTAGATGTGGCGGCATACTCTGAGGCTGATAAGGATTTGATAGCCGCTTCAGGTAAGTAACGCTCACCAGTATCAGCAGACTTCTTACCAGACTTGGTGCGCCACTTTTGTTTTGTCCATTTCTTTAGGCTTTGCTGTGGGGGTTTCATGTAGTGTACCCTCCACCAGCTTTCTTATATTTAACAGCAAGCAACTGAGCTTTACGTGCAGACCACTGATTAGCTTTACCGCCTTTAGTGCCTGACTTAATGCTATTAAAAAGTCGCTTACGCATAGTAGGTTTGGTATAGTTACCTGCCTCGTTTACACGAGACTTCTTTGGAATTTTCATTTTATTCATGGTAAAAAAGGGAGAGCCGAAACTCCCCCTCTCCTATGCTTACGCAGACAGAAGTGCGATTGCGTTAGCTGGACGCAGGACGTTATGCCCCATTGCGTACTTAGCTACCATCAATGTACCCTGACGGTTGATTTGATACTCAGACTCTACGCCCAAGTCCAACAACTTAACTGTAGCAACAGCGTCTTGGTTCATAACTAGACCACGAGCTTTTGCCGCAATGTCAACAAGGTTTACACCATCTGTTGTAACGTTAGTGATGTCGTATGCAGTTGTACGACCTGAACCAGCAGTGTTAGCCAGTGGGCGTTGACCCTTTGACTGACCCTTAGAAGCACCTGCTGTTTCAATCAGGTCAGATACTACTAGGTGGTTAGACATATACACAGGCATACCAGCAATCATTGGTACTGTACCAGATGCGATTGAACCATTCCCACCGTAATCACGGTTCATGAATGTCAGCTTAGAACCGTCAGATACGTCCATAAGAGCGTAGTACTGAGCAGGTGGCAGAACAACGAAAGCACCGTCTGATGGTACGTTCTTTGTGTCCATTTCTTTCTTAGCATCAAAGATAGCTTTTGCTAGCTTGGCTGGGTCTGTAGCGTCAGCCGCCGCCGCACCGATTGTCACGTTGTCAGTGAAGTCTTCTTCAGTGAATGAAGTGTAATCCTGAACAAGTGCGCCAGCACGGGTTGCGTTGCTTGCTAGAGAAGCCTTAAGTGCCTGACGTAGGATGTTCTTATCTGCTTCTTTAGCAAGTGCGATACCTGCTTCTTTAGAGTAGATAGAACGTACATCATAGTGGTTGATTGCTTCGTCAATGTTTGCAATGAACTGTGAGCTAATCAACAGGTCATCAATAGACACGACACGCTCACCTGCACGAATCTGACCACCAGTGATTTCATTTCCTGGGGTTAGGTATTCAGCAGACGCACGGCCTGTCATTGGGAATGATGCTGACTTACCTTTTGAAATAGTACGTGTACGTACCAAAGGCATCATGATGTTCTTTTCTTCAAAAGCTGTAAGAACTTCACCAGCATATAGTTTTAGGAACAGGTTACGAACATCACCTGTATTGTTATTTTGACCCTGATAGCTTACATCATAAGCTGGGTTTGAAGCGGCTTGCATTGCCATGATTAATTACCTCTTAGTAAAAAATGTTGAGTAAAACACACTCTGCATTTATTACATCCTTTATCAAAGATTGTCCCTCGCAAGGGGTCAGTGGTAATAGTTTGTAGTCTTGCTTCGTGTTAGGGGAAGTCCCCTTCTAAATACATAATAAGGGCGAGGACAG